ATGAAGGGATAGCTCGCGGCCTGCGGCGGGTCGTCATAGATACGGGTGCCGCCAAGCAGCGCGCCCAATTCCGGGGAATTGGCCAGCGCCTGGTAGATGCCGCGTTGCAACGACCAGCCCGTACTTGCCGTCATTACCGGTCTCCATCAACCACTGTTAACGATATGGGGTGGCGGGGCGTGCCCTTCAATGCGAACCCTCGCCGCACATGATTAGACCTTGGCCGACGCCTTCAAAGCCGCCGCGATTACCTTTCGGACGGCATGGTTAATAGCTGGTAAACGGGCGTGCAAAGCTGGCACAAGCCAGGGAACGGCACCCGTCCGGGCGGTGCCAAATTCAAGAAAGAAACCTGCCGGCTCGTCGGTCCCAACTGCAAAGGCCGGATGATCTTTCGCCGCTAACTCCATGATTTTGATCGACCGCGCCAGGCGGCTGTTGGGGTCGCGTTCGCTCAACCGGTCGCGCGCCTCCGCGGCGAGGGCCTCGGCTTCGGCCCGCAGCGCCGGCCGAAGGTCTTTCATCGCTCCGAGCGCGGCGAATCGCCGTCGCAATCCTTCGAGGCCGCTTATCTCCAGCGCCAGCCTCACAGCTCGCGCTCCTCACACAAGCAAGTAAGCCAGCGCTTACGCTCCTCGACGTCGATCACCGAGACAATGTGGAAGATGCGGGTGCCCTTCCTGAAGCGCATCGCCGGCACGACTCCTGCCCTGTAACGCAGCACGACCTCGTGAGTAACTCGCCCTGCGAGCCGGTCAGCCTCGTAGCGCTCGTCGCCGGCGAATGGGCGAAGATTTGCGGACAGCGTTGCGACCGTGACCCATGTTTCTGCGAATCCGCCGCCCTCGTCGGCCACTCGAGCGAGCTCTTCGAGCGTCAGCCGGTGGCGAAGGTCGCTTGGGCGGAACGCAGTCACAGCCTCACCCTCCGGTAGGGCAAGAGCAGACCCGCAACCGTCGCCGGCACCTCTTGCGGAAGCTCGCCGAGCACCACCGGCTCGCGATGCTCGAACCAATGGGCGACGAGCAGCTTGAGCGCGTGGCGGATCGGCGCCGGCACGTCTGTCGCTTCATCACCGTAGCCAGCGGTGAAGACAATCTCGAAGGCATTGAGCAGCCGCGCCGGCGAGAGCTGCACGGCGCCTGCCGACAGCACAAGCCGCGCCGGATCCGACAGCACATCGACGGAGTAGGACTCGCTATTCACCACGGTCGGCGTGTCGTCGGGATCGTAGACCTTCACTGCCGTTACGGCCTGCACCGGTTGGATCGGCAACGCGATCGTGCCGCTGCGCGGCCAGCCGTCGAGATAGAGCGACCAGCTCTCGGTGATGACCGCCAGCGACAGCGTCCGCTCGACGAACATCCTTGCCGCCGTGATCAGTGAGGCCAGCAGCGCATCCTCGTCGTTTCCGTCGATGCGTGCGTGCGCCTTGATCTCGGCCAGGCTGATGGGCTCGGCGGCCGGACCTGCTGTCAACACAAGCGCCATTGCTGTTCTATCTCCGCTTCAGTGCAAGTGATGCACAAGCCCCCACCGGGCGCGCGACGCGCGCCGACCTCCCCACAAGGGGGAGGTATAGAGTTCGCCGAGCAGCCGCTTGCTCCATCCCTCCCCTTGATGGGGAGGGTGGCTCGGCTGAAGGCCGAGCCGGGTGGGGTGGGTCGTCGCACTCGAACGTTGTGCGAGCCCGACGCCCTGTGGCGCGAAGCGCGGTAGCGCATAAGAACCTGCGCTCAAGTAGCGCGAAGCGCGGTAGCGCATTAAAACTTGCGCTCAAGTAGCGCGAAGCGCGGTAGCGCATTAAAACTTGCGCTCAAGTAGCGCGAAGCGCGGTAGCGCAAAAAGCAAAGTGGCGGCCGCGCCCGCGTGGGAGGGGCGCTAAGGCGCAGCCGCCGGCCCGGCCAGGCTTTACGAAGTGCCGAACTTCAGAAGCTTGATGGCGTCGAAGTCCTGCACCCCGCCGCCGACGCGCTTGGTCGTGTAGAACAGCACGTAGGGCTTGGCGGAATAGGGATCGCGCAACACGCGAATGCCTGCACGATCCACCACGAGATAGCCGCGCTGGAAATCGCCGAAGGCGATCGAATAGCTGCCCGAGGCGATGTTCGGCATGTCCTCGCTTTCGGCGATCGGATAGTTCATCAGCGTCGGCGACAGGTCCGCCCGCTCCGCCGGCTGCCAGATGTAATTGCCGTCGGCATCCTTGAACTTGCGGATGGTCGCCTGCGTCGCCCGGTTCATCACCCAATGGGCATTGGCGCGATACTCCGACTTCAGCGCATAGATGAAGTCGATGAGATCGTCGCTCGGATTGGTGGCGTCGAAGGCGCCGTCGGTGCCGGTGGCGACATAGCCGATATTGCCCCAGCTCCACGAGCCGTTGGCGACCTTGGTGTAGTCCAGGAAGCCCTTAGGCTTGTTCGAGCCGTTGCCTGAGACGAAGGCGGTGCCTTCCTGCTGGGCGAAGGCGACCTGCACTTCTTCAGCCAGCCACTCATCGATGTTCACAGCCGAATCGTCGAGCAGCGTCTGTGTCGCCGACGGCATAGCGTAAAGCTCCATGGTCGGGAAGGACAGCTCGGCGAGCGTCGGCGAGTTGGTCTCAGGCCGCGCCGCCGTCTCTGCCACCCAGCCCGTGGTCGGACCGGTGATGGCGAACGGCTTCTTGTAAACGCTCGCGCTCACCACGCGGTTGCCGGCAATGGCGCGGATCGGCGAGATGTTCTTCACCCCGCGGATCACCGCGGCTTCCGTCTCGGCCGGCACGAGATAGCCGCCGTCGGGCCCAGAGCCGACCGACAGCGCCTTCTCTTCCAGACTATGCAGACCCTGCGCTTCGCCGTGGCGCACATAGGCCTCGAAGGCGGCCTTGTGCTGGAGCGTCGAGCTTGAGCGGAAGATGGAGGTACCGAGTTGCGGCCGCGCCGATTTCAGCGCGAGCTGATCCACCATCGCCTTGTGCTCGTCGATGGCGCTGTTGATGCGATCGAGCTTCTCGGAGGTGAGAACGTCGGCTGAGAGCCGCTTTTCGATCTGCTCGATGCGCTCCTCGTTGGTCGCCTTGAAAGCCTCGAAGGCGCGCATGAATTCGTCGAAGGCGAGCGCCACGTCCTCGCCCGATCCGCTCGCGGCCTTGGTCTCGATGTCGTCGACAATCGTCTCTGCGGCGTGAATGTCTTCGGTCAAATGCTGTTCGCTCATGTCAGTCCTCTTCTGGGGGGCCAGTCTACGCAAGGTGAACAGAAGCGATGCCCCGGCCCTTCCCCGGTCATTCGCGTCTTAAAATTCTGAAATTGTTTAGGCCTCGGCTCCGATACGGAGGGATGGTGCCAAACAGGCTTCAATTTGGACCACGTTCGGCAAGCGCTTGGCATACTTAGTTCGGCTTGTATCTGCCCTCGTCCAAGTCTCTCAGCATGCCCCGCGCATCGGCTGCTTGGGGATATTCTTTCCGGTCGCTGATCTTCTGAAGCGTGTCACGCGCTGCTCTTGGCGCTACTGCCAAGGTCGATATCGCAGCCTTCAATCGAACTTGTGCATTGGGATGGTCCAGCAGGCAGAGCAAAGCTCGCCTTTCGTCGCCGTCACGCGATTTCAGCTCATCCCTGACGGTCTCCATTTGTCTGTAGAGGCGAGCATATTTGGCATTATCGTCAGCCTCTATTGCGTCGTGTTGGCCGAGTGCAGTCGCCGTAAACCGCTCCACGAGCTGTTCCACAGATAGTCTGTTGAGGTTCAATGTCTTCACCGCACCCCGCCGTTCACCGTACTCATACGCGCCTCAGGCCGCATGGGGAAGGTGACGATGGAGATCTCCCAGAGATCGATCTTGTCGAGGCGGCTCGATTCGCCTTGTTTGCAACTTTCTAAGTTGGCTTGAAAATGCCTCTGTCGAGGTTGACGAGAGTCATACCCGCGTCGCCCGCTTGTGGGTATTCGTGCGAGTTGGCGATAGCTTGAAGCACACGCCTGCCCTCCTCAGGCGCAAGCGCCAGGGAATTCTTCACCGCGATTAGCCTGACTTGCAAATTGGGGTGAATCGTAAAGGCTCAACAATGCCCGCCGCTGATCGCCAGGACGCGACCTCAACTCATCGACCACATGGTCCTTCTGCTCAAAGAGGCGATTGAACTTAGCGATCTCGCCATAGATGAGCGCCTCATCTTGTGCAAAACCGATATCGACAAAGCGTCCGACTAGTTCTTCACTTGTCAGACTCTTTAGCTTATCACGCGATATCCGCGCGACTGTGCGAACCGACGACGATCTCTTCAGGAATGGTGCGCCAGTAGCGACAGCCAACTGCTGAACGAGTTTCGCGGTGACCTGGGGTTTGCCCAGCATCATCCGGTAGGTCGCAGCCACCGCTTCAAAACGAACTCTCTCGTCAACATGGCTCGTCAGAGGCAGCAAATCTCTGTGGTGTTCCGTACCTCGCGCCTTAAGCTCGTCCTCGATCTCCTGGATTTCTGTATACGGTGCTTTGGCGCCCGACAGCACAAGCTCGGCGAAGCTCTCCGCCAGTTCGTCGATCGTCTTGTCCTGGAGTTTGCGGCGATTCAACCTCGTCCCTCCCGTGATGCCTATGATAGCACGGCTAAGTGAGGTGGAGCCTGGGTGAGCGCCGTGTTTGCAGCGCCACACCTAAGTGGGCTGGAAGATTCCCCGGTCGAGATTCCTGAGTGACATCCCCGCTTCGCCAGCCTGCGGATATTCGCGCGAATTAGTGATCGCTTGAAGCTCCTGCCGCGCCGCTTCCGGTGCAACTGCCAGGGTTGCCTTCGCTGCTTTCAGCCTTACCTGCATGTTCGCGTGACTATACAATTTGAGCAGAGCGCGCCTTTCATCGGACTTGCGTGCCTTTAACTCGCCCTCGATTTCCTTCAGCTGCCAATAAAGTCTCGTCGCGTTGGCAATGTCATTCATGAGCAACGCTTCATCCTGAGCGAGTGCGACTCCTGTAAAGAGCTCGACCAATTTCGCGACTGTCATGTGTTGGAGTTTAGGAAGCATCATGGTTTGAGGATTCCATGATCAATTAGCGCGTCCCGCCCCACTCTTATCCGTTCGGCCCAATCTTTACCCCATAGATGCGTGCGCGGCGAGACGCCATCAAAGTCGTCATTGGGCATTTGATACCACGCATTTAGCTCCCAATGCTTCAAGGTCGGAATACGCACCAAATTGCCTGGCGAGTCTATCAGAGAGCGAGGGAAGCCGTCTTGTTCCGCCTGCGTCTGCTCGACGATGTGGTGGATGTCATAGCCTCGCGTTGATACGGCCGAGGGCAGGCACACTTTGTTTAGGACGTGCTCGGGAAGAGCGTGGTCTAGCTTGGCTTGTATCTACCCTCGTCCAAGTCTCTCAGTATGCCCCGCGCATCGGCTGCTTGGGGATATTCGTGCCGGTCGCTGATCTTCTGAAGCGCGGCACGCGCTGCTCTTGGCGCTACTGCCAAGGTCGATATCGCAGCCATCAATCGAACTTGTGCATTGGGATGGTCCAGCAGGCAGAGCAAAACTCGCCTTTCGTCGCCGTTACGCGATTTCAGCTCATTCTCGACGGCATCCATTTGCCTGTAGAGACGAGCATATTTGGCGTTATCGTCAGCCTCTATCGCGTCGTGTTGGCGGAGTGCAGTCGTCGTAAACCGCTCCACGAGCTGTTCGACAGTTAGACCGTTGAGGCTCAATGTCTTCACCGCAATACCTCAAAGTATTTTAGCGCCTCCATGCCTACGCGCGTTCGCTCAGTCCAATTCTTGCCTCGCAGATAGCCACGAGGGGAAAGGCCACCAAACCGCTTATTTGGCTTCCCATACCAGCCCGTGATCTCCTCGTGCTTGAGAGTTGGAATTCGAACCAAATTCTCCGGCGCGTCAATCGTTGACCGTGGAAAGCCTTCCGCAGCAGCCGGCCCCTGCTCGACTATGTGATGAATCTGGGAGCCAGGCGTTGGTGACGAGACTGCGCTTTGTAGTTCCTCGAGGGTCTTGGGAGGATCAATGTACGACTGGAGATGATCCGAGTATTCCTCAGCGACCCAAGCTCCCACTTCGAGGAGGTCGAGAATGGGGCCAATTCGGCGCCCTAGCTCATCCTCATTGATCAGCATCAAGACGAACCTCGCCAATCGCCTAATTGCCCGATTCCGAACCCTGACGTCTTGCGGCCTCTCGGGAGGCACCTCTGGAGGCCGCTCGGAGGAAGCATTCTGCGCGACTTGAGTGAGCCCACCGCCGCTCGTGCTTGAGCTGCCGCTCCCGCCTCCCCCACCCGTCCACTGCCCGCCGTCGGGATTGCCCGAAGGAACGCGGGGCTGGTTCGGGTTGAAGCCGGCCTTGAAGGCGAGGACGAGCTCGGCGTGTTTCGCCTCGACCACGTTTGCGCGCAGGAGCCAGGCCAAGCGCCGGCATCGCGCGCCGGCCTCCCAGCTCGCCGCAAGGGCATTCATCTCTTCAGTCTTCGGCTATCTCGCGCGCATCAGCTGCGCGCCGCGGCGTAACGAGCGGGCGAAGCGCGCATTGTCGATGCCGCCGAGGATGCCCCGCCGCTTCACCGTGGAGACCCGCGCCTCCGGCAGCATGGGAAATGTGACGATGGAGATCTCCCACAGATCGATCTTGTCAAGGCGTCGCACGCCGCTCTTGGGGTCGGTGCGCCCCTTCACCGTGCGGAAGCCGATGGACAGCCCGTCGAGCGCGCCGGCCCGCATCAGGCTCAGCACTTCGCGGGCGCGCGCCACTTCAGGCATCAGCCGCCCGTGGGCGAACAGGCCCTTGCCGTCCTCGTAGAGCTCGAGCCACACGCCGATCGGCTCGTTGGGGTCGTGCTGGAACAGGAGCTTGACGCCTTGCGTGCCTCGTGCGCGGAGGCTGTCGCGGAAGGCGCCCGGCATCACCAGGTCCTGCCCGAGATCGACCTCGCCGAACAGGCTCGCATAGCCTGCGAAGGTGCCGTCCGCCTCGACCCGCTTGAGGTCTACGGCCGAGAACTTCACCTCGCGCGCCGGCAAGTTATCGCCGAAGCGTTCCAGCATGATGTGCCTCTTCATCGGAGCGAAGCTCACCTCTCCCCTG